AGTGCAGTTATAATAGGATCATAGAGCGTAAACTCTACAGCATCACTACTAGCTGCGCCATTAGTTTTAACTCTGTAAGTAAAACCTTCGCCGGCATCATCGGTGATATGCAAATACGAACCTGCATAATCATTAGCTGATACACCTTGAAAATCAGCCGGAGGTCCAGAAGAGCCAGATGCAGTTAGAGTGACTACCTTTGAACCAGCCCCTCCAGTAGCAATAGTACCGTCTGAAATTTCAACAGCACCGCCAGTAGAAAAATCTGGACCTACAAGTTTACCTACAGTACAAGCAGCGTCAAAATTAGCATAACGGAAAACACGTCCGTCAATTAATTCCAACTTCTGCCCTAGCGGATGTTTAGCAGACGAAGACTCTTCATAAATACCCTGATTGCCTTCAGCTGATCCACCTATAGTTCCGCCAACTTCAAAATTAAGGTTATCGTTACGTGACATTTTAAATTCCTTTCCCTATGATCAGGGCTAAACCTCCATTGGCTTGGAGGCAGGATATTAGGTTAGCGCAGTGGCGACACCATGACGCCGTGCGTTATTAATAACTAACTGGCAACCAAACACGATATACGCAACCATCGCGAACTGATTAACCGGTTCCTTAAACGCCGTCTTCGCAAAGTTCTTACCCTGCTGTATCTTCAACTTCAGATACTTGCTGTTGATAAGATACGCATGCTGTGACGGACAATCACGATCATACTGGATCGTGGCACCACGGAAGATAGGCGAACCTGCGTCAGCTTTGCCAGTCTCACCCGCAGCTAAACGAGCATATCCAGTACCTTCGAAAAGGTTCTGCATGTCACCGAACACCGTCAAAGTAGTAAAGATATGCGAAGGCGTATCGTTACCCTCAGAGCAGCTATTCCAGACAGCACCCAAACGCTGAGTACCGACATTGATATTGCTCGAAATACTATCTACATCCGAAGACGTAGTATCATATTGATTCCTCCACCAAGACTCATTAGCACGATTAATACCCATAACCGTACCGGTCGTTGGCGCATCAGCAATCAAATCCTGCAAGCCTAGAGTAGACTTACCAGTTTGCGCACTAAAAAACGCCGCATTAACGGCATCACGCGCAGTCAACATAGACTGCTGAGTCTTAGCTTCGAGGATCTTCTTAGCAGCATCACTAAGCCGACCTTCATCACGCTCAGTCATAGAGATAGTGATAGGAGTAGCAGTATAACGCCAGGGTGCATATCCCATCGTGATACCATCAACAGCATCTGTGTTGACCGTATCATATCCATCAAACCAAGTAGCAGAGTTCTTACCATACAGCAAGTCCTCTTGGATTTCCTTGCCTCCGCCTTCGACTTCAGCATTAGCCGACAGCATCTTCAACAACGGATATTCATCGAAAATATTATCCGTAAGACGCTTACGCTTGGAACGCATCGTGAGAGTCCACGCCGCATCCCATGTTTCAGTGGTACTAGTAGCAGCCATAATAAATTACCTTCTAAGTTATCCAAAACCTAATTTTTTAAGCCCTGTGAGGACTTCAGTATCGGACAAATCTGCATTAGAATATCCCATACCACCTCCTCGCGGAGCAACACTTTGCTGTGCATTACGAATTATGTCTCTAGAATTAGCATTACCTTCCGTTCGGCGACCAGACGCCATCTCGTATGCCGTACGTACTGTGTGAGGTTGACCGGTCTCACGGTTAGGTAATCCTCTAAGTCTAGAAATTTCTTCATGGTAATCCCTTAGCGCTTCCTGGCTATGACCCGATTGGACAGCTTCCTGAATCTCTCCAGAAACTTTGTCTTCAACTCGGTTCTGTTCTCCACCGCTCAGATACTGAACATTTTGCTGAAGAGTACCAAGTTCTTGCTGTAAGGCTTGAACCTGACCTAGTAGCGGGTTTATGACGGCATTTGCAATACCCTCGACTACTACTGCTTCATCATACCCATTGTTACCGGGAGTGAATCCAAAATTCTCTAGTACGGACGGTGGCGCTTGGGTCTGCGCGTTAGGATCTTGGTTTTGTGCGTCAGGGTTTTGTGCCTGATTTATCTGTTGCGTTGCGCCTAGTGCGTTACTATACTGTGACGTAACATCTTCCATTTGTTTTTGTGTATCACGCATATCCATATTGGTCTTATTGACCATACCGTATATGTTACGCATAGTGCGTAACTGCGGTTTCCACTCTTCGGGGACTTCTTCCTCGCGAACAGTAGACCAGTTTACAGTATACGGATCAAAACCTTCCTGCGGAGCCTCAGACTGAGTGGATTCGCCCATACCTGCATCTTCCAAAAGACCCGAAGTGTCCTCTGTAAGATCGGAACCGACAATTCCTAGTTCTTCCTGTTCTGGGGCTTCTGCCATTTCGGTCATACGTTACCTCGTTACTAAGCTATCTTTGTTTGGATAGCGATGATTAAATCAGCTTGTTCCTTATTACGGGTAGCCGCTATCAATACTCCTGAAGCATCATACACCTTATAAGGACGATGCTGACCTGCGATAGTACGAATCTCGTACTTATTCAAATCCATGCTTTTTCTCCAGTTGTTTTATTTCTTCCATACTACCTATGAACTCTGTGTCACCTGAGCCTCGTTTCTTCCGAGGAGTGTAACCTTTGCCTCCGTGATCTGGACCCTGGTATTCTTCTGGATATTCGTGAGTCTTAGATCCTCCGACACTATCCGCGGCTTCTATACAATTATACTTCTTTAACAACCGCTGCTTATGCGAGTAGCTTTCTACAACTTCACCAAATCCAGGATGGTATTTACCATACATGCTAGGATTATGCGGATTAAAGTCAACTATACCTTTCACGCGGCCAAAATGAATCTGCATCTCGGTATTACACTGCACGCACTTAGGTTTAACATCCGACACAATGTCTAGTAACTCCTCACCACATTCACAATAATAATCATGATTAACAGCCATTAGCCCGTCATACCTCCTTGACCTGTTAAGGATGCTACATCGGCCGTAGCCGCTTGCTGAGTTTTCTGTGCATTAGACCTAACCTGGCCTACAATACCTTCCTCGCTATTTAGAAGTCTACCATCTACCGAAGGTTGACTCCCTCCCCCACCTCCTCCGCTGGACATAACAGCCTGTAACATCTGTTCGTGCTGTGCAGCGTGTTGTTGTACTATTTCTAATATCTGTTGTTGCTGCTGTGGTAACATTTGTTGCATTTGTGGCAAGCCCATAACAACATTAGGATTCTGTTGTTCCATGTGTGCCATATGATCCATGCCTTCTTCTACTGGAGGCATCTGACCTTGTATCATTAGACTTAGCTCTATCTGGATCAACGCGTTAAGATCGCCATCAGCCCCTTTGAATAGCTTATCTATAGAGCGTTTCCTAAACGACTTAATCAAATCTCTAGTAACCTGAGCTTGGTCAATCATAGGATTACCCATAAGACGATCATACAGCATAATCGAGTTCTCTTGTTCTAGTTCCTCAACCAACGGATGCATAGAGCCAGCGTCTAGGTCTAAGATAAAATCAAAGTTAAAGTCCTGACTCGTAAGTACACGATACTCCATGCCCGCAGCATCCTTAGCTACATTAAGCATAAAGCTATTCGGTATATACCGTACGTCCTGGAACATCCTGAACATATTACCTACAATAGTAGTGTATACGTCTGCGACCTTAGACTGCATCCACTGACGGTTCAGCGATCCCTGAGATGCTATTAATGCACTCTCTGTAGCAGTCTTACGACCTTCCGAGCCCCCTGCGAGATCACTTACATGTAGACTTTGTTCTTCGTAGCTACGTGCATCACCTTCGATACCTAGCTGATCATTAGGCACCTGACCCCAGTTAGCTTCTCGGATACTACTGATGTCGTGTAATCCAATAACATCACCATCTTTAGCATCTCGTACGTTATCTACAAGATTAGCATTACGCTGAATCTCGGTTTCATTAGCCCATACAACACGAGGAAACCTACGTAGAATATCCACACGCCGACTCATGGACTCTACTATAATATTCTGTAGATCCTCGATATACTTCATAGGCGGCTCTGGGAAATACGAACTCTCCACAGTATCAAACTTAACTGGAATATACTG